CCATTGTAGTCTTTAATTGCTTTAAGCAATAACGTGCTACTATCCATACCACCTGAAAGTGATACTACTACGTGTTTTCCTTTGTTAAAATCCATTTCTAACTGCATTTATATTTGCCAGGTATTTTAAGCGTATAGGCTTACGCTATATTTAGTTTACTTTCTAAACGTTGAAATTCAACTTCAATAACATCGTCCCAATACCATTCACCTTCGTATTCATCCTCAGGTTCAGGTTCAGTCTCTAAAGTTAAATATTGACCCGCGTCTGTGATTTTAAGAACTCCAATTGGGTCGTATGCTTCGTCCCAATAACGTGCTGTAAATGTAGCATCAGGATCAATAGCCATCAACTGTCGGTGCATTTCTTTTAATAGATCTGATGGTGGGTACCAAGCTGATTCAAAACTAACCTCAAATTCATCCTTATAAGTGCTATAATCGTAAATTGTAATCCACTTTGAACCTACTTTATCAATAAAATTCTCGGCATCAGCACCAAATACGTCTACAATGTGGGGTGTATCCTTTTCATTTGGATACTTTCCATCATTCATATTTTCAAACTTTTCATACAAAAAGTCAATTGCTTCTTTTGAAGCAACAATTTTTACATCTGTTCTGCAAACGTTTGCCATTAGTCTCGTAATTCAAGTTCCCAATCTTCATCACCTACTTTATCGTAGGACCATTCAAATTCTAAATCATCTAATACTTCATCGTAAAAACGATCAAGGTCAGTGTTGTAGATTTCGAGTTGCTCATCTGTAAGTTCAACCTCATAAACGTTGAGGTCGGTTGTTTGAACGTATTTTCTAAGAGTTGCCATTGTTTTCTTTATTAAAATATTCATCTAAAAATGTACGACGGAACATATTAACTTGTCCTTTGTACTTAGAATTGGTTACCATTTTGGTTTTGGTAGGTTCGCCTGCTTTACCTGCAGCTGCGGCTACGTCATATCCAAGCTGCATTCCAGCTGCAGAACCTAGATAATCAAATAAACTTACGTATTCGTCTTCCATATTAAAATCCATTTAAATCTCTAAACATATATAAATTGTGGGTAAGATAATCCCAATTGATTTGATCTCCAAGCATATAGAAATAATCATTCATATTTGCTTTTGGTTTACGATCTAAACCCGCTTCTGTATACCACATTTCTTCTAAAGCAGCCATTACTGGGTTGGATGTGTCGATTGATTCGATAAAGGTGTAGCCACGATACCAGCCAAATTCTTGGGGTACAGCACAACCTAAAAGGTGAACACGATCGTTAGTGTTAATAACTTTCATTTTGTGGAGCGCAGCGATGACAGAAAGTCGACCAAGAGCTTTACCAAGGTCTTTATTAGGATGAGGAACAACATCGTTATAATAACTTGCCCCGTAAGAGAAAGCAATTTTTTCATATCCTAAATCTTTATATGTTTGGTAACAAGTAGATGCTTCATGAATAGTTTGAGCTTGAACTACAGCTACTTTAGTAACGCCTTTAGGTAGTTCGATTTGAGCCCATTTACGGGCATTTACTACTGAAGCGTCTCGTTTTTCCCAAACATCAGGAACGATAAATTCATTTGGACGAAGTTGTTCAATCCAATACATTAAACGAGCACTATCGTAAGCATGGCCTAACTCATGAAGTGAGTTATCCATGATAATATAACGACCTTGAGCTTTAGATGTCAAGAAATAATCTTGATAGGCGGGTTCTTGGTCAAGGAGGTGAGGTAAACAATAATCGTAATCGTTGAATTTACGACTGTCCTCAAGTAAACATAACGGTGTTTCGTGACTAACTTTTATCATAACATTAAATATACAACCTTATTTTTTAGAGTCCAAATGCTTTAATAGTTTTTTCAAAAGGATTTCCTTCAATATTTTTTACTTGATCTAGCATTTGTTGAGCTAGGAACATTACTTCTTTTTGAGCGTGTTCACTATTACGTAATTGAAGAAAATGATAAAACGACCTCCAGTTAAACATAATATCCATTGTAATCTGGCTGTTAAATGTTTTAAAATAACGAGCAGATTCTTTAGCACGTTTACGTCCTAGGATAGGAGTAAAATATTCGAGTGCCTCGTGATACAATTTATTTCCCTCCTCAGCATATTTTTCGAGTTTACTTAACCACGTATTACTCCAATCATATGGAAAATACATTTTATCTTCCTTAAGTTCTTTATAACGCGCACTTTCACCGTTTATACTAACACCAATTCGGTGCTTGAGCAAATGGATATGAGTTGCTTGGTCTACTGTTACTAAAAAGTGTAGACCGGATTTTTCAAATGGAGTGTGGTGTCCCTCACTCGCTAACATTGTGAGTAGTTTATCTACTCGACCAATTTTTTCCTCAGTTAAATCACGTGAGGTGGAAGTCCAAGCTGATTGTGCATGGATTAAATCGCTACCGTAATATCCAAGTAATTCTACTTTATTGTCGAATTTTGAATCAAACATATTATTTTTCACTATCATAAATTGTTAAACGATTAAGGGCTCTATCCATCGCGGCATGATTTCCTTGATTAACGTTTTGAATATATGACATCCATTCTAGGAAGCCACGTTTACGATTTGCGGGGTCGACCACGTCCGCGTTTGCGATTTTCAGCTGGGGTTGGGTATTTAAATTCATTGCAATATTCATAATAGTCTAATAAAGTTCCGGTCCAATTACATAATTCATCAATCAATTCATCTTTGGTAATTTTGAATGCAGTTGTAAATGCATCATAAATTGCTTCAAGACGATTAGATTCTTCTTTTTCGTGATCAACTAATAAACGACGATAACGAGATACGTCAACACTTGTTTTTTCGTATTGAGATTGGTAATCGTCTGTGACTAAATCCAGTTTTTTACGCGCTTGTATCGCAGCGTTTTGTGCTTGCCAATAGTAGCATGAAAAATCAAAGTCGCCGTTTACAATGCGGTCTTTTAGAGGTGCACGTTTGCCTAATGGAGCACCTTTTTGGGCATGGGTTCTCCACCACATAAACTTATTGTAGTTAAGTGGTTGGAGCTTTGAAATCTCTTGTGCAATAACCTCCTCAGGTTGTGTAATAAATGAATCTAAAAAGCAATTAAAAGGCATCTTCTATTTTTCCTGGGTTTCTAAGTAATATGTGACGTAAATCACGGAGTGAATGATAATCACTAATTTCGTCTAACTCACGAAGTTCTTTTGCTTCTTGTGCTCTGTGGTGAACCTTGGGGATAAGGTTGGGGGCGTTTTGTTTAGCCCAGCGGATGTAGTTTGGGTCCATTCGCTCAACATCTGCGAGTTTATAACCTTTATATTTACCGAATTGGAATATCATAAGGGGAATATATGAAGGCCCTCTCGGGCCTCCAAATATTTACCAGTATTTTTTATCTTCTTCTCGAAGTTCATCTAACTCACTTCTTAATTGTTTTAATTTTTCTAATTCAATTGATAACTTTTTCTGTTTAATTAAATAACTTCCAGGTCCTGAGTTTATGTCTTCAATTACTTTAGTTTGTAAATCAATTTCTTTAAGTTTTTGTTCTATAGGATTTAATTTACCATCACCATCTAGATCATAATCGTCTATTATTTTCCAATCTTCATCTTCCAAACCATCCATTAAGGTTTTATCCCAATCTTTTAGTTCATCTTCAGTATAATAATCTGTGCCTTCATTATTTTCTATATCTAAATCCTCAGGTTTAGCCTGAGAGTCTGGGTCTAGGGCATCATCTTCTATAATATAAGCTCGTCCTGTATCTTTATCAAAATAGACTGGGGTTTTTAAAGTTTCAGGGGTTTTTACTATTACTTCTTCTCCATAGATATTTTCTTTGGTTTTAGGACGTAATTGGGCAAAAGCAAAGTTTGCTGCTACTACAAGTGAGATAGCTAATGGGTCAAATACAAAGATAATTACTAATAAAAGTATGTTAATGATTTTATCCATTGGCATACCTGTAAGTCCTGAAAGGTACTTAAGGGGGCCTAATTCACCTGCTAAATCATTTCCAGTTTTAATCTCTACTATTTCAGTTTCATATTCAAATAGCTGAGTGTTTAATTCATCTACTTTAGTATTAATAGTAGTTTGACGGGTAATAGCTTGATCTAATTGTGCTTCTAAAGATTTACGAGTAGCTGATGAGGTAGTTGTAATAATATTACCATCAGCATCTTTATATTGGATTACGTTATTAGCTAATCCTGCTCTTAAATCTGTAACTGATTTGTTAATAGTTTCTTTTTCAGTAGTATAAACGTCAAGCTGTTCTTTAACATTATCTCGTTTTACTTCTACTAAAGCAATTTGAGCATCTATATTACCTGCCTTATTAGCTGTATCTTGATAAGCAGCTGATAGGAAACCATAGATACCCATTGATGTAATTAGGATAAGCACAAACGCAGCTACAGTTAAGTATGCTCTAAGTGCTTTATTGATTTGATCCCAATACTGATAAAGGAGTGAGGCGATTACTAATTTGGCTACTTCAAGAGAACCAGCCATAATAATTACTTGGAGCGATGCTCCAGCAAAGAGTTTGCTAAGGCCGCTAACTGAATAGAAAGCAGCCGAAGCAGACACCGACAGGGCGGAGAGTGCGATTATAAAAGGAAAAATTCTATCTTGAATTTTTTTCCACATAGGTTTATTTTCTAAGGCCCTTATGCTTATCTATGCGGTCTAAGATTTCATTTAATAAATCTGCTTTAATAAAACCAGCCATAGAGGCATTTTTAAGGGCACTAATTAATTGTAATACGATAAATGGTACGATAATAGTTTCACTAAGCCAAGCTGTATATGCAAAGCCTTTTTCTACCATTAAAATTACTGTAAGAAAAACTATCCAAGTTACAGCACGTTGTAAAACTGAAACTGCGCGACGAGTTTGAAAACCTTCTCTTTTAGTACCTGCTATGATACCAAAAAAACCATCAATAAAGATGACAGCTACAAGGCCTAAATATTGTTCAAGGTTACCCATGTACAACTCAAGAAAGTAAGAGCAAATGAATGACATAGTGGTTGTTGTTGCAGCTATAGCTAAAAATATAGAGTTAGTTTTCATAAGACATAAGTTTCGTTGTAATGGTTCTCCAGGGCTTGGAAATTATTATGAAGTTGTTCGCACAGTTCTTTAAATTTTAATTGTTCATTATCTTCAAAAAGAAACCATTCACCATTTACCCTAAAGCGATCCCACATAAAGTGGAGAGTGCTTTCAATTTTAGTAGAAAACTTAGACTCAAAACTATCGACTACAACAATTTTACTAGGACAACCCGTTTGAAGGCTTTTTAACCTTTTTTTGATGTCACCTTTTGTAAAACCGATTTTGTACTCGTCTAAATCTTGAGTTTTAAGTAGATAAACTAACATTTATTATAAACTAATAAGCATGTCCATTAACTCTTGTTGAGGAAACATGTCTACTTTATCTTTACGTGTATTAGTATGAGTCCATAAACCTTTTACTTTACCATAGTAAGCATCTTCATTCCATTCAAAAGCATCTGCTCCCTTTTCTTTAATTAAAGCTGGCAATCCGGCTCTAACATCAATACTATCTCTTTTAGCAATCCACAAAATCCAATCTTTTAAAACTTGGATTTGTTTGTCAGAATAGCGGTGCCAATCAGTATGGCCACGGAAGGGTTTAGCTAATTTAACAACTTGTGAATCGGCTACAGTAGCACCAGCATAAGTTTTACCATTTACTACATAACCAAAATTACAAACTTCAATGCCAACTGAATTTTGGTGCATTGTTTGGGAACCGTTTTTACCTAAATGGTAACCCCAAGCTCCTTTAGGAAATGCTTGGACTAATACTCCATCATATTGGTTATCATCTCCTTTACATGAAGGACCACCTAATACAAATTCAGTAGCAATTTTACCAATTTTATCAGCATCCCAAGCTTTAATTGTATTGAAAGGATTATGCCATCCGGCTGTGTGGTGTAAAAATAACCATGCAGGTTTAATAGGACCTGCTAAATACTCATCTTTAGGCATAAAGTATTCAATTACTTTTAAACCATTTGAAGTAGTATAAGGCTTTTTAGTATAAAGACCTGTAGATGATTCGTGTAACTGTTCTTTACCTGTTGAATCGGTATCTAATAAATCCATTTTAGCTAGAGTAGTAGGGCCTACAACACCATCGGCGGTTAGACCATGAGATGCTTGCCATTTTTTAACAGCGGTTTCGGTACCAGGACCAAAATCCCCATCTGCTTTTACACCAACAACTTCTTGAATTTCTTTAACCTTATCGCCTTTAGATCCTTTTTTGTAAACCATGATTACTCTAATTTATTTTTTTCCCATGATTTTATCAAGAGAAGTGCCAAATAAAGCACCAATTGTGATAAATTCTACGGCTGATACTAAATCTTTAGAAGGAGCTACGTTAATATCTGTAAAGCTATTCATAATCATAGTTACAGCTAAACATAAAAATCCTAAGAAACCAATTACTCTTTTCGAGGAAATTACACCTTCAGCTTCTGAAAGCATAGATTTAAAGAAAGATAAAATGTTTTTCATAATTGAAAGGGTTTGTAATAAATATTAATTAAAAATTGAGAGATAGGTAACAAATGCAGCCCAAAAACCAAACATTAATTGAGATTGAAAACGCGTAGTATATTCCGCGTTTTTTTGGTTTAAAAATAAAGATTTTTGAGTATTTTCTAGTTGTATACGAGTTCTAAATAAATCAGTAGCTAAAGAATCTGCTACAGAACGCATTCCTTGTAAATCTTGATCTAACTTATGTATTTCTGATTTTTGGTTAGCAAACACAGTATTGATATCTTGTGCTTGCTTTATAGTCATTACTACTACTGTGTCTTTACCTTCTATTCGCTGTGTCGGATACGATTGGGCCCAACTCAAAAGGGGTAGCAGTGCTATTGATAAACTCAATATTACTCTTGATTTCATACATTTCGATTGTTAAATTTTCATTTACTTCTTGTAACATTTCAATGCTTTCTTGCATTGTAACAACCTGCTCTGTAGTTGCAGCATCAACTTTTTTAGCTACTAATGTAACTTCTTGTAATAACTGCTCTGATTTTTGGAGTAACATTTCTAACTCAGCATCTTTTGGATCTGTAGGGGTAGGGACGTCTGCTAAGATTGTAGTAAATCCTATAACACAAACTAATCCGTAAAGAAATATTTTTTTATTATTTTCCATTGTTCATAATTTGTAACATTTCAACTTTGCTAATCATATAACCTAAAGTTGAGTCACTTTTACGAACGTGGCTTGTTAATCTATCTACTTTTTCATTTAACGTAACAACATTGCCGTCACATTTATCTACTTGACCTGAGTAGTTCATTCTGATATCTACGTAAAGGTAGCCGATAGCTACGATTACAATAAATAATAATCCTTTTACTGGGTCTTTAGAAAATTGTTCAAACGAAATTGGTGATTTCATGATAGTGTGTTTACTATAAATACAAAAAAAAGAGCGCTAATGCGCTCCTTTTAAAGAAAAATATATAAAGTGGAATTATTTTTTAGCAGGAGCTTTTTTAGCTCTAGGTTTGCGAGGTTTTCTTTTTTTAGGAGCTACGGCTTTAGCTACATCGCCTGTTTCTTTAACAGCAGTTTTAATTGCTGCCTTAGCTTCTCTAACTTCTTTTTTAACTTCAGCTACTTTTTCAATAACTTTTTCATCAAGGGTTGTTTCATTTCTTAAAAACGCCCAAAATCTTTTCCAAAATCCCATTTTAATTTAATTTAATATTTATTATACATATTATTACCCATCGCAAGAAACGCAATCTACTGTGCGAGAACCAATATCTCCCTTAATTACTGAATCGGTTCGTAGATAATATAATGTCTTTACTCCTAATTTCCAAGCTTCCATATGCACCTGATTAATCCATTTTGGTGAATCAGTTGGTGCAAATGATAAATTAAGAGATTGAGTTTGATCAATATATTTTTGACGAATAGCAGCTTGTTGGACAAGTGCTAGTTGGTTAATCTCTGGGAATGTTAAGAATACTTCTTTTTCGTCTTCAGTTAATACATCGTATGGTAGATTTTGAACTGATCCATTATCAACTAAGATTTGATCCCAAACTTTACTTGTATTTTTACCCTTAGCGATTAGTAATTTTTCTAATTCAGGGTTTTTAACAATAAAAGTACCTTTAGCACCATTAAATGTATAAACGTTTGCTGGTTGGGGTTCAATACCTGCTGAACATGAGTTGATACGTGAATTTGATACTGTAGGGGCGATAGCTAACAAGTGTGTATTACGCATACCTGTTCCTTTACACCATAATGGTTCACCATACTCTACTGCTAGTTGGCGTGATGCTGCTTCAGCTTGTAATTTGATTTGACTAAAGATAGTATGTGTCCAAGCTGTTGAAGCAATTGAGTTAAATGGTAAATCCTTTTGTTGTAAAAATGTATGCCATCCCATTACACCTAATCCTAAAGCACGACCTTTTTTAGCATGACGATGTGAACGAATCATTGATTCTTTACCATTGGTTTTTTCAATAAATTCTTCCATTACACCATCAAGGAAATAAATGGCAGTTTCTACAACATCTGTGTTTTTCCACTCATCATACTTAGCTAAGTTTAGAGAAGATAAACAACAAATAAATGAGTGTTCTTCATCTGTGTGAAGCGTGATTTCAGTACAAATATTAGTCATGCTTACATCAAGGTTGTTCATCATATAAGCCATTGGATTTTGCTTATTGATATTATCCTTGAACATGATATAAGGTTCACCTGTTTCTACACGTGATTTAAGAATCTCTAACCACAATTCCATTGCTTCTGGGTCACGGTCGTTTAGGCGCTTCATAAACGCATCATCAATCACTACACATTGGTGTAGGTTAAGACATTGGCGGTTAGGATCACCTTTAGGACGGCGAATTTGTAAAAATTCTTTAATGTCTTTGTGATTGATATCTAAGTTTACTGATGAAGCACCTCTACGAACTGAGCCTTGGTTAGTTGCAATGATTGTAGAATCATAAATTTTAGCCCAAGGAACTACTCCTTCGCTTTTTCCATTTCCTCTAATTTCTGCACCACGAGGCCTGATACGGGAAAGCGAGATGCCAACACCTCCCCCATATGAAGTGAGTCGCATAAGTTCAGCATTGGTAAGACCAATTCCCCTAATCGAATCAGGAGTATCGATACCAAAACAAGAAATGGGAAGACCCCTATCAGTACCAGTGTTAGATAAAACAGGACTTGCCAAACCAATCCATCCATTCCAAATGTATTTATAGAATTTGTTTTCTAAATCAGGGCGATTCAAACGCTTAGCTACAGCATGAGCTACACGTCTATATGCCTTGCGGGGTGTTTCCCCAGGTAGTAGATAACCTTTTGAAATAGTGCTAAGCGCTACTTCATCCATGTAATCGGGATAGTCTTTACCACGTTCCCAAGTTGTGTAATTTGCTACTAAATTATTGTCCATATTTTTTTATTAAAAAATTGCAGCTGCGTCCCATTCCATATGCCCTTTAGAGTAATTTGTTACACGATTTGCAAAGAAATCTGTATGTTGTTTTCCTGCTGAGAGGTGGTCAAACCATTTCATTCTATCTACAGCCGTCATATCTATGTTACTAATAATAGGACGATAACCTAAATCTCCTAATTTTGTGTTTACTCTATTTTTAATAAAGTGTTCTAAATCATATTTTGAACAACCTTCTAGATCACCAAGTTCGTAAACTTTATTGATAAAATCAAGCTCAAGTTGTAAAGAAAGTAAAGCTGCTTCATTTACTGCTGCTTCAAGTTCTGGAGTTTTGAGTTCAGGATTCTCTTTGATAAGTGTTCTAAATAACCAGCATCCTGCTTCGGAATGCATTGATTCGTCTCTAATAGACCATTCAACAATTTGACCCACTCCCTTAAGCTTGTTTCGCATTTTAAAAGATAAGAGAACGGCGAAGGAAGAAAATAAATTAACTCCCTCGGTAAATGCTGAGAATATAGCGAGTGATTTAGCAATTTCGTGCCAATCTTTTTCACCATTAAAACTATCCCTAACAGACATAAGATTTTCAATTTTTGCCATCGTAGTTTCATCTTCCAAAAACTCAGAGAAATCTTCAAGACCAAGTGTTTCATTTAATAAAGAATAAGCTTCGGCGTGGATTGTTTCGAATGCACCGAATGTTGTAGCCATCATAATAACTTCTGGTTTACGGAACCATTTTGTTACCAACCCTGACCAATAATCGTTTACAATTGTTTCTGTTTGGGCAAATCCTTTGAGGATAGAACCAATAATATTCCTTTCAGTTTCATTTAAATTTTGTTTCCAATCATTTAAATCACTCATCATTGGGATTTCAGTGTGAAGCCAGTGTGCTTGTTGTTGTTTAAGCCAATAATCATAAGCTTCTTGGTATTCGAAAGGTTTATAAATGATGCGCTCCTGCAATAGAGATTTCTTCTTTGCCATTGTAATTTAGTTAATAAGTTATTGATTCAACATGTTACGCAACTGACTCATTTCAGTCATACTGAAATTGTTATTTGCGAAACCTTGATTTGTGTTAGATTCTTGCGGTGTAGTATCTTCTAATTCACTTTCATCAACTAACTGGAATGAACCAATAGCAATATTAATATTTGCTCCATAAGTAAGTCCGTCCATTCCGTAACGATTTTTCATAATGTGAAATCTTCCAATACCTGTTTGTTTATCTTTTGCTCTGCGACTAATAGATGCTGCAAAATCTGTAATCATCATTTTGTCATAGGAGCCCGCTGCTTTATGTCCTTCGATGACTTCATCTTGTGCTCCTTGGCGGTTAACTTGTGATGCAGACCAAACTGGGATATTGAGCTCGCGGGCTAATCCTTTAGTGCTTGTATAAATATCATCAATCTCTTCTTTGCGCTCACGAGACACTCTTTTTGAACGAAGAAGGTCAACATAGTCAATAACAATCAAGTCAGGTTTTGTTCCTAAGTCAGTACATTTTTGAATGTGTGATTCAATCGACGAAATAGATGCTTTACCTGGTGAGAATCCTTTAATAATAAGTTGACCAGGGATTTTACCCATAACTGCTTCAACTTTATCTTTATGGAATGTAATTTCGTTTGCTGGGATTTGGGTAAAGTAAGCATCGAAACGGCGACCTACATAATCTTCACCTAATTCTAAAGTATAGTAAACTACATTAAAACCCATTTTAACAGCATGACCTGCTAGTGCTACTAATGCCCAAGATTTACCAGCTCCTGGGCCGCCAAACATAAGACCAAAATCTCCGTTTCCGAGGCCACCTTGAAGTAGTTCGTTAAATTCAGTCCAAGGGGTTGGTACAGTAATTCTTTGTTCGTTTCGATAACGTGCTTCAATATCTTTAACATACTCGTGTCCTAAATTTTTGTCTGCTCCGGCTTTTAACGCGGAATCAATAATTGCTCTAATAGAATCATAATCCTGTGCCTGAAGTAAATCTACGCTGTTTAATAGCGCTTTTTTAAGTTGTTGGTTTTTACAGAATGCTGAAAATTCGCCTTCAATATATTCAGAATCTGTATCAACTTGTTTGTAAGCTTCACGAAGTTGTTCTTTGATTGATACTTTAAGAACATCGTTAGTTACTTTTTCGTATTCAGATTTTAAAACTTCTGGTGTTGGTGTTGTGTGGTATTTAGCATAATAAGATAGAATATTACTTACAATCCATTTGTGGGCTTGGTTTGTAAAGTGAGATTCATCTAATATGTCGTGGACGTTTGTTAAAAACTCTTTATGGTTCAATAATGAGGACAAAACCTTCACTTGAAACTGAGGGCCATATTTGTCGAGTTCACTTAATGTCATTTTTTATAACTGTTTAATGTTCGAAACTGATTGTTAATCCAAAACTCTACGTTTTTGATTAGATGACGCAAACCATCTTCTTGATATAATCTAAGAAAAGTTTCTACGTTTAACAAGGGTGTTTCTTGTTCTATTGAATCACTTACAAACTTCTTTTCTAACTCGTCCATCATTGGGTTTGCTAAATCCATAATACGAGTAGTTTTACGTAGGTTAGTTTCTTCAAAGACAATACGAGAATAAATAATATTCTCTTTGTGGTTAGAAGCACAGAATTCTAGAAGTTCATCAAGCGTCATATGACGTTTTAGAAGTTCAGGAAATAATTTTCCGATTTTTTTAGCACCAAGTCCTTTAATACCTGGTACTTTATCTGAAGCATCACCTAGTAATACTTTATAATGCAAAAAATTCTCAGGTAATACACCGAATTTTTCTTTTACTGTATCAGGTGTGTAATAATCCTTTTCAATAGGACGATATACTGTAACTTTATCACTTACTAATTGGATAAAATCTTTATCACTTGATACAATAAAACATTGTGAGTTGTATTTTGCAGGAAGTTCTTGACACAAGTGAGCAATAATATCGTCTGCTTCTACTTTGTCTAGTGCTATTGTTTTAACTGGTAGACATTTGAGGTATTGTATTACACGAACAATTTGATCTACTTTAGAGTCGTGTTCATCGCCTACATTATCAAAAATCTCCCAGTTGGTAACTCTAGTAACGTGACGGCCTGATTTGTATTCGGGGAGAAGGTTCTTACGGTTTGTAGAGGAACCTTCCCCGTCGAATACTACATAGACTGATGTTGGTTGGATAGTGTTTATTAAAGTTCCTAGGGAACGAATGAACCCACCTAAACCACCTACATGAACACCATGCTCATTGACAATGTTGAGCATAGCAAAGTTCCTAAAAAATAGATTTAGACCGTCGATAAGCAGAACTCGATCATGTGGAGAGGAGGGGGTGTCATTCTCCTCAACGACATCGTTTAGGAGTTTTAGTAAATCACTATTTGCCATAATCAATCTGGTTCGTTAGCAAACTCTTGAGCTGGTTCAAACATGTCAGTTTCTTCTACAATGTCGAAGTTACCTCCACCTAAAATATTAGCCCATTCTTTTGCGTGTGCATCTTTATACTCTTTAAGCGCTTTATCTGTATCATTAATAAAACCGTGTGGTGTCATAATGATTTTACCTTTAGTTGTAATACCATTGATGTGGTTTTTATCAATCTGGAGGTTAGTGCGCTTAGCAAATTCTACTTGTTTGCCGTCTTTGATTGCTTTAATCTTATTAGTTCCAGCATTAGCAATGTTACCAAATGTTACTACGAATGTAGCATCAAACCACATAGCAAAACCACCTTTGTTCATCAACTTGGGTTGACCCATTGGCATTTCGGGCTTAGCTGTCCATACTTTGTTAACACATACTAGTGTATTAGTATATGGTGAACTTTCTTTACGAGACAATGTAATTTTTTGGTTTACATTGTTACCAAATTGGGTAGATAAAGCACCAGCGTTCCATTCGTTGTTGTTCTTTTTAGATGTGATAGATAATTCACAAGGAACAGAACCAATCGAATCCCAGAAAAACATTAAATCATAAGGCAAGTTACCTTTTTTCTGTTCGTCAAGCAAATCAAGAATAAATGCTGCTACGTCTTCAATAGTGTGGATGGTTTCACGGTCAACATAAATAAAGAAACCTTTGTAATCAAGGATTTCGCCTGTTTCTTCATCAACAACTTCTTCCATTTGAAGACCCATTTGGGTTGCGTGTTCCCAATTCCACTTCATTTCAGTAACGATAAATACAGGTAGAATACCTGATTTTTGAGCGTTGACTGCTGCTTCGATCAATGCGGTTGTTTTACCTGTATCGGAGTGACCACGAAGCAACACAATGTGACCGGTTGGAATACCAGGCACACTTGTTACTTCTTGGAAAGCATCCGAAAGGGGTACCCATTGTTGTGGTTTAAATTTAACAGAACCGGTTAGGCCCTTTTTGTCCTTAAACTTAGTAAGGTCAAACCCTGATTTAATTTCTGCGGAGACCGCAGCCGATAGGGAAGTACTCCTCTTAGCTTTTGCCATATTTTATAAGTAATTAGAAGGGCAAA